AGCAGCCCGGTGATTTATATACCCGGGATTTGCTAATCTACTACTTAGATAAACATACCTGACCTTAATGCATTGCTGCTGTTAAATTGTGGTTCCACTCCCTATTTGTAAACAGTAACTAGGTGAGGTTCGCTTGTACACAATCAGACCCATAAGAGCAAACTACAGAGAATCTTTACCATCTTGACCATTACTGGCAACTCTCGCGTCTGTTTCCTACCGCCTCTTGTGCTGAAACCACTTGCATTCTTCTAATCTGTACCCATTACGTCATCAAGCGCAAAGATTGCAAACGCTTGATGCGTGTATTCACACAAAAATTTGATGATGGCCGATCGAAAGCTAGCTTCTAATAGTTCTAATTTACTATCAGCCGCGTTCTGATTCTTATCGGCAACTCCATAATGTTCATGAAATATGGTTCTTCTACCATCGTCTCTCGCAAATCGATATAGTAGTTTTGTCATCCCACAACTAAACATGGTGTGCGTTTGGGATGTAATCGTAAGACGGAACCCAAAAGGGCGCAATTTCTCTTGAATAGAGAAATAATTCCGCAAAAAAAAAGCGGGTTCCGTGTCCTCCACGACGCGCTTCATAGACAGACAGTCTGGTGTATCAACTCCGTCTATACTAGCGCAATAATGATCTTCTTCTATTACCCGAATAACGTTAGGAAATCGTGGTAATGTTAAAAAAGGAACAATTGACTGTTGTGGTGGCGAGACCGTTTCCGGAGAATCTATGCTACATTTCGTTCTTTGCTTAAGTTCTAGTAACACTGCGTAGCAGGCGCGTTCTTCTGCGTCCTTCTTGCGAGCTCCGGATCCATGGCCGACTACGTCATTAAATTCGCTATTGTTACATAAAAACGTGATTCGTATATTAAATGGTACATGACCACCAACATCTTTGTCAATTTTTACTGAATCAATTTGTTGTGTTAATTCGTGTAGCGCCATGCGCGCGTTATAATACGATTGTGAATCATAACGTGCGTATACAGATAAAATAGTGGCGACTAAATTAACCGTTGTTGGGGGTAAATGGTTCAGGTCTTCTGATCCAGTATCTCCATGTTTCTCAAATTTTTCTTCTCTCTCGGGAATCGGTAAAGGTGGTTGAATAAGTTTATCCGTTTCAGTCAAAGCTTCTTCAATATTATCACGGATAACGTCCCACGCCTCAACAAGCAAACGAGCTTCTTCCTTAAACTTGGCCCATTTTACCTCGAGACAATTATCGTCCGGTACCACGTCTCCATGTTTTTGAAATTTTTCATTTTCCACTGAGATAATATCACCTCCGTTCAAACCAACACCGTTAACAATTTCCAGTGATGGTATGCGCGGCAGGTATTGTTGCATATCGTCAACCACGTGACTAAAATGTTCTGATCTCACCATAATAAGTGCATACAATTCCGAGTAAAGTTCCTCCCTGATCCTTTGTAAATTTGTATTCCAGTCTCCTGCATTTATTTCTTGCCCACTATATGCGAAATTTCTTGATAAATTAATTTTCACCATATCCACCTGTAAACTGAAATAATATTGCACCGGTGCTGCTATACCGGGTTCCGACGTTGTTTGGATGTTAAATTCTGTGCGTATTTTAAGTCCGTAATGTTGTCGTAAATGTTGTAGTTGAGCATGCATGCTTTGATCTCGCCGTGATCGCATGAATCGTATAATTTCATCAGCCAACATTCTCTGTTCATGGGTCAACGACCCGCTTACCTTTATATTATGAACAGGGTAAGGTGCTGATATAGGCAAAGCTTGAGGCGAATACCAATCCCAAAAATCTGGTACCTTCATGGCAAACGGTTGTCCCATTGGAACGCGCGATTGCCACATACCATGTTTTTCCATTTTCTCGGTAGACAGATTTGCATCCATCATATCAATTGGTAGCGCATGTTTCTCAAACTTCGTCGATGCTCGTGCTTTTTGTAATTTTGCAACCAAGGTTGATCTTGTCATAACCTCAGGTGCTATTGATTCGAAATCTTCTTCAGAATCAACTTGTTGTTGTTGTTGTAAAGTAATAGCTTCTGGCGCTGTAATTACCCATGTATCCGGCCAACGGCTAGTAGTGCTGCTAGCATACGAAGGTGGAATATAAACGTTAGGAACTCCTAAAAAATTTCCAAAACGAAAATCATCAGCCACTGATAACATAATGGCCGTCTCACATCGTAAGTTTTGTGTGGTAAATACCTCCGTAATTGGCATATAGAATTTTTGCGTGACTAATAAAATTCCATAATTTAAAAAATCCGGTGAAATTTCTGCATTCACTATTCCTTGATGCGTGGCTAAAACATTATAAATAGAAGTATATGGTATTTCTACTTCGCAATAATTGATATTACCATCAACCTTAGCCGTATCTGATGGAAAAACCATCCCTGTATTGGTAATATTGGATGGAGCAATTGAACCCACTTCTACATTATAGGTACTAGCGCCATAATTCTTTGCCAAAAAAGCCAAATTCGGTCGAGTGGCCACTCCTCCCAAAGGGAATGTAGCATGTGGTAAATATGTAACTGCCGACTGACCTTGAGAATATTTATGTCCATCTGCCGCAATAATATCGTTAAAGATAATCTTATAACGCAAACCACCCGATAAATAGCGATATTGAATGCCATAATGGGCTAAAGGTGTAACATAATCGCGAGGAAAATATTGATTAGTGGCTAAAGTGGCACCCAAAAGATCATAGGGTGTAACCATAACAGCTTGATATAATACGAATGGACGTGCCGAGTTTGCGATAGGCGCCCCTTCATTAAATACCGAAGTAAATCCACGAATATTGTCTACTGTTGTAACATAGGATGGCGTTTGATAAGCAAATATGTCGGCCTCATTATTGACCTTATTATAACGTCGTATTTCAGTTTTCACACTTGGTATTGCTGACCTTCTCCCAAAGTGCTCTCCAATGATTGTTGCACGACTACCTTCTGGTTGAATATTCTCTCCAAAGGCTAATGGTGTTTCGGGAGGCGCACGTGTTGCATCATCCCCTGCTCCAGCGTGTTTTTCAAATTTTTCAGTCAAGGGAATCAACGTATCCAATACTATCGAACCGCAAAAAGTTTGATTCACATTGGACGGATAATAAACCACGAAATCATTTGCTCCACTCACTGACATGATGACCGTAACATCAGGGGGAGCTGCCTGTAAAGTTCGTAAAGCCGTATTAATAGTAATATCAAAGGATCCAGTAAAATAGGAATCCCACCATGAGGATGTGGCACTAACGTCGTCATCACTTTGTGGTCCACGACACATTTTCAACCATGGTCGTTGTGAAACCCATGGCAATACAAAATCAAAAACGTTTTTCTCGTTATTTAAATAAAACGTTTTAAAATATTGCGATGTTGCATCTCGTAAACGAACAGCAACCCCAGGGGGCGCT